CCTTAGTCAATCCGCGTTGAAGGGAACAATTTTCTCTCGTGGATAGAAAGAGAGGTGATTTCACACATCTTCTCAACCCAAGAGTATCTGGATAGAAGTCCGGATATCTCATGGCTACTAAGACTACCTACATCGAGAGATCGAGCAAGGTAATCAATATTAGGCAATAAGAGATTCCAGTTATCCTCACCGAGTATATACAAAAGCTCGAAGAGGACGGGATACTCCCGCTTAATGGTAGCTATATCCTCCTGGTCGGAGGGTAGCTCGAGGTAAAGACCTCGGGTCCATTCGGGATAATCGTACAACATACGATTAACCCTCGTCGTTCTGCGGTGATAGTGGCGGACACGAATGTCCTTCTCGTCTATCAACCTTAGCCACAGCTCCTCAGTTTCACGCATACGAACTTCGTATGGGATTCCTAGAGGATTCCAACCTAGACCGTAAGGCTCAGGTATCCAACCCAAAACCTCGGCGATGAATCGCTGACGTGGACGTAAAAGTCTAAGGGATCGGGGACCCAGAGCTCTGCATATATCGAGGAAGTTGTTGTCTGAACAACGGCCCTTCCATTTATAGGTTGCAATAACCTTATCTGGATATATGAGTCGACCGGCAAATTCAGCTAGCTTTGATGAGATGATCGTCTTCGAAGAAGAGATCGGCACACCACACAGCCCCATAAATTGGGTATAGGCATTTGCCAAGTCAGCATTGAAGATAACGATATCGTCCCCTAAAAGGACGTATTCGAGACCGACAGATAGCTGACGAGCCAAACCCCTAACTATGGAGTGGTGAAGCAGAGAGAAGGCAGCAAAACTAGGTCCGAAACCTAGTTGCTGGCCAACAGTCATTCTAACCTTAACTGGAATAGCCCCAGGACGGGACTTATACAGATAAGGAGCTGACGCTGGCAGCAGATCTGAAGGCTTAAGTTTCTTCCTTCCAACGGGATAACTCGCTGGAATTTTGTCACGGATCTCCCAACGTGAGGAGGTCACGTCTCCGAAAAATGATAACCAATCGTCAGTTAAGCCAAGATGCTTAAAAAGCATCATTTGGAATCTGCGAGGTAAATTATCGGAACATTTCTGAAGATCAAAGCAATGTGCAATAAACCCTTGCGACAGAAATTCTTGAACTCGCTTAACAGCAGAGTCTTGATCATAAGTCGCATCTTGGGGAATATGCTTTAATTCATTCATCAGGAAACGTTGCAAAGGCAACGCTGCAACTTGAATAAGTTCATTTGTCACGAATATGTGCCGAAGCTTATATCCGCTATCCTGAATGAATGCTACATTGCCTGATAAAACATCAGACGGACTGGAAGAAAACCCATCTTTGTGTTCCAGAGCATGTTGAATTTTATTCAAAATGACTGGATATGGGTCCTCAGGATCATACAATTCGGGTGCTTCGTTAGGATCTTTCAAAGGGATTAAACCCTTCACCGCACCAAGAGCAGAGTCGAGTAAAGGCCGGTGAGCCAAGTAAAAACTCGGCGTTAACGACAGTATACTGAGATTTCTGGGAAAAGCCAACTCCTTGGGCACAAGGCCCCTATCAGGAATCGGGGAACGCTTAAACGGCTTGATTGGAACATCGAGCACTTGAGGCGCCCGAAATTCTGGTACTTCCGAATGAAATTGCATCGGAATGAATGGCAAAAGGTTTGCGTAAGCCTCTATAGCCTGTTTTGAAACAGGCGGGCGATGCAGAGCTTCTTCGAATCCCTTAAGTTGTCTAGGCGTTATTTTCGGCTCATCGCCAAAAGGACGATAGACAAGGGATGTGTAGATTTGCATAGCGTTCAATGCAGTAAACGGACGTTTTTGGGAGATTTTCCAGAGAGAGCCAAAAGGCCCTACCGGAGTAACCTTATCCTTTCTTCTTTCAATCCAGACTGAAGAGGATGGCGGAAGGCCACCCATGTACCGGATAAGTTCGACCTTTAACTCTTTTATATGAGTGCAGGTCCATTCATCACCGGACTTTTGTCTCCAATCTTCGAACTGCGTTACAATCTGCTTTGCGATCGTATGGGCTAAGCCCAATGCGCGCAGGCGGTCAACTAAGTCTTGGGATCTGTGGGTATAACCCATAGCTCTATTCCTTTCGGATACAAGCACCAAGCGCCGTACATCACAGAACGACGGAAAGGTCGGCCCTTCGGGG